AGTATCATCTCAAACCGCAGGGGCAAGTGCTGCAGGAGTTCGCAGATTGCCGAGAGCGTAACTCATTTATTATGGGGCCGTTGGGTAGTGGTAAGACAGTTCAAACGATCCTCAAACTATTCGACCTAATGTGTGAGCAAGCGCCAGTTAAAAGCGAACAACATCCTAATCACGGGGTGAGGTTGACTAGAATCATTGCGGCTCGTAATACATACAGCGAACTATTCAGTACGACGATCAAGGATTGGCTCGAGATACTCGGCGACCTTGGCGAGTTTAAACAGGGTAATAAAGAACCGCCTACGCATCGCCTAGCGTTCCAGTTGGACGATGGGACTAGTGTTAGGTGTGAGGTTATCTTTATCGCGTTTGATCGGCCCGATCACGTTAAAAAGGCTCGGGGTATTCAGACCACATGGGTGTGGCTGAACGAAGCCAAGGAGCACAGCAAGGCCGTTGTTGATATGCTCGACCTACGGGCTGGTCGTTATCCATCACCAAAGGAAGGCGCACGTCCTACGCACTACGGGATAGTAGGTGACTCGAACGCTCCCGATGAAGACCATTGGTACTACAAGCTGGCAGAAGAAGAACGCCCCGAAGGCTGGGCTTTCCATCGTCAACCAGGTGGAGTCTATAAAGACGGTGAGTCATGGGCAGTCAATCCCAACGCTGAGAACCTAACCAACCTGCCAACGGCTTACTACTCACGAGGCTTGCAAGGTAAGACTGACGATTGGATCAAGGTAAACCTAGCCAATGAATACGGGTTCGTTTCATCTGGTAAGCCAGTGCATCCGATGTACGTTGATTCGGTACACTGTTCGCAAGATCACTTCGAGCCATCAAAGGATATCCCGATAATTCTAGGCTTTGACTTTGGGCGAACCCCTGCGTGTGCATTCCTACAGCGTACGTCAATGGGTAGATGGGTGTGCTTCGATGAATTCTGTTTAACGGATAGCGGGGCGGTGGACTTTGCACCACAACTCAAACGATATATCGACGCTAACTACCCCGATCACAAGTTTAAGGGCTGGGGCGATCCATCGGGTGACAACAAGAACCAGGCGAATGCAGACACACCATTCAAGATTATAAGGGCGGCAGGCATTCCATGCTCACCGACTAGCACTAACGATCCTGCAATGCGAAGGGCTGCCCTTGAACTGCCGATGAAAGAAAACTGTATGGATGGTAAGCCAAGGTTTCAGCTATTGAGTAAAGCTAAGATGATACGCAAGGGCTTACAAGGTGGTTTCTGTTATCGACGTATCCAAGTCTCAGGTGATCGATACACTGATGAACCCGATAAGAACGAATACTCACACCCCGTAGAGGCTCTTGAATACGCGCTACAGGGCGAAGGTGAAGGAAGACAGGCATTGACTAGGGCGCAGGGCTTTCATCGTCCTACAACCGCCAAGGTGGCTTTCAGTGTCTTCTGAAGTGTACGTTGTATTCTGTGACGATGATGGGCATTGGTGGTCTCGATTCCTGCAACCATTCTGGCGTCATTGTTACGTAGTTATTCCCGACCGTGGGCGCTGGATAGTGTACGGCAAGACTGTTGGTTCACTGGATATTTTTACAGTAGATGATAAACCGTTTACACTAGATGACGTGATTGTCATTAAGGCACAGATGAAAGAATGCAAGCGTAGTCCGATCATGCTGAATACTTGCGTGGGACACGTTAAACAAATACTAGGAATCAATAACCCGTTGATTCTGACACCTTATCAACTCTATGTGAGGTTATTACATGAAAAAGCCTAAAGCTCCAAAGAAGACAGCGCAGGAAGTCGCTGTAGAACGTCGTCAAACTATCATGCTAGATAAAGAGATCGAGGAGCAAGAAGATCGCTTTCGCGCTCTGGCTCGCGGTAAGCGTGGAACCGTTAGCCTATTAGGTGGCGCACCTCGAAGCCGTGAAGAAGCGGCAGGCCGTGGTCGTGCTGCTGGGCTTGGTGGCTCTGCTGGTCGGTCACTTGTTGGCGGTATGATGGGCGGCATGGGTGGCGGTACAGTAAGAACGGCTGGCGGTTATGGTGGCATGGGTAGCACTCTCCGAGGTCTCACCAGTGGCGCTAATACTTCTCGATCAGGTATGCCAGGCAGTCAACAGCGCTAGGAGGCTGATATGCAATTACCTTCTCACTTAGGCTCGCTCAATGACATGGTGACGCGAGAGGCAAAGGCTTTCGATTCGGAGGCTATGTGGCACACTCAATTGTCAGATGTTTACGAGTATTTCCTGCCACAAAGAAACCTATTCGACCGAGAGGATAAAGGTCAGAAAAAGATGGATCGCATATTCGATTCCACTTCTCTGACTGCTATCCAGCAGGGCGCAAGCAAGTTACAGGAAAGCATTGCACCTATCTGGGCGCGTTGGGCTACATTCCAGCCTAGTGAGCAGGTATTAAGGGCTTTAGAATCTGGTGACTTTGGCGTGTCAGAGCAGGATATCAGAGAGAACCTAGAGACTCAGGCCAGTATTGTCTTTGACTATATCAACCGATCAAACTTCGGCACTCAGTTTTATGAGGCCGCCCTTGATTTATTGGTGGGTACTGCGACTTTACGGATAGATGAAACTGACGACGATACAATGCCGTTTGTGTTTCATGCCATCCCACAGAAGGGAATCGCGTTTGAAGAAGGGCCATACGGCACGATAGAGACTCACTGGCGACGAATGAAGGTTAAGGCGCGTCTATTGGAAAGAATGTGGCGAGGCTTTGAGCCATCATCGACAACTCGGAACATTATCGAGAACCAGCCAGACCAAGAGGTTGAGATATCAGAAGGCGTTGTTTACTGCCCTAAGACTAAGAAGTATTACGGCATGGTATGGGTAAAGAAAGAGGCACAGATATCATGGTTCGAGGACTTCGGAGATACTTCGCCTTGGGTTACTGGTCGATACACCAAGGTAGCAGGCGAGGTTCGAGGTCGTGGCCCTGCTATGCAGACCTTACCCGATGTTCGATCGCTGAATAAAGCGAAGGAGTTTGTACTCCAGAAGGCGGCTATTGACCTGGCGGGTATGTACACCGCTACTGATGACGGTGTGACCAACCCATATAACCTAACAATTGCCCCAGGTATCGTTATCCCTGTAGGTTCTAACAACACAAGCAATCCGTCTATACAACGTTTAGACACTTCGAGCAATTTACAGCTAGCGCAGTTCGAGATTAGCGAGCTACAAAACGCGATCAAGGTGGCGTTGTTCAATGATCTGCGTGACCCTACTGGCCCTGTACGATCTGCCACTGAAATAGCCATTGAGTCGAGAGAGTTAGCCAAGCGTATCGGTTCAGCATTCGGTCGATTACAGACTGAAGTCCTAATGCCAGTTCTGAAGCGTTGCGTTGCTATTCTAACGCGTCGAGGATTGATTACACCTATCCAATTAGATGGCGTAGATGTAGACGTGAAGTTCACTTCTCCACTGGCTAGGGCGCAGGATGCCGAGGACTTACTTGCAGTACAGCAGGCGGTGCAGTTTGTACTCCAGACAGCAGGTCCAGAGCAGGTAATGATGGCGTTTAAGACTGAAAACTTTGGTACATGGGCGGCTGAAAAGACGGGTATGTCTAGTGAGTTGGTACGATCTGACTCTGAGAAACAGCAGATCATCCAAGCAGGCGCGGAAGCTGCACAGATGCAACAACAACCACAATTACGGGCGGTTGAATGAGTTGGGAAAATTTAGAGATAGACCAAGAAAAAGCAAATAAGAGCAAAGCCCAGATCAGAGAAAAACAAGTCGAGTTAGCCAAGGCTTATCATCGCTGTTTTTCTACTGATGACGGGTTTAAAGTTATTGAGGATTTAAGTCGCAGGTTCTTAATCGACAACAATACCCCACTGAGTTCGCAGAATATCAACTATGAAGCGGCCTATCACAATGGTGAGGGTGGTGTAGTTAAGTTTATCCTGCATTTAGTAAGGCAAGCGGAGGAGTTATGACCGAGACTAAGAGAAAGCCGAGGGCTGTTCAGCCTAAATACACTTTGATCTGCGATGAGAAAGATTGGTTGATATCGTCAAAGTTCAAGTTTGAATGGCTAGATAAGATTGCAGAGCAGTACAAGTTCGATAAGTTCCAATATATCCACAAGTTTCGTGCGTTTCGCTGTTATCAAGGCGATAAGCATTTAGATTGGATCGACGTTAACGATTTGGCTTTATTGAATGGTGAGCGTCGAATCATGGAAATCCTGTTGAAACACCAGCAGGTCAGTCCGAAAAGGGCTGTTATTCAATATCCTTGGAGATAGAGTTATGGAAGATCAGGCCGTCATAGACGATACCCTGCAAGGCGGGGAGTCTTTGTTAGATGAATCAAGCCCTACGTTGTCAGAGGGTGAATACTTTTTAACTGAAGGCATTAAAGGCTCAGGGGAAACCCCAGAGTGGTTTAAGGCTGACAAATATAAATCAATAGCAGACCAAGCCAAGGCGTATACAGAGCTAGAGAAGCGCTTTGGTGGCTTTAAAGGTGCGCCTAAAGAGGGTTACTCTATACCCGAGGGCGTAGAGGATGGCGACGAGCTACTCTCTGAGCTAAAGACGTTTGCTGAAGAAACCAATATGTCACAAGACGCATTTAATCGTGCGTGGGATTTGTTGGTTGCACAGTCACAAGCGGTCGAGGAAGTTTCTGTAGAAACCGAACTGGCTAAACTTGGCGACAATGGACAGCAGCGCATTAAGACTGTTGAGCAGTTCATGAAGAATAACCTAGACCCAGAGACCTATGAGCGCGTTCGGTACGGTGTAAACAGCGCTGAGGCGGTTGAATTGGTTGAGGCTCTGATTGGCGCTACTGCTCCCGCTAAACTGCCGATTGATGGCGTAGTTGAGCCAGGCGGTATCACATGGGAAGCAATCGAAGCTGAAATGTACAAGAAAGATCAGAACGGAAACCTACTTCGTTCGGTTGATCGGAACCATGAAGCTAAGATTCAACGCATGATGAAAGAGTTTGGTGGAGATCGTCCTTATACACAAACGTTTGGTTAATTTGATTTCTTATAACCAAGTGTTATTATAGTGTAGTCGGATACCCCTTTGAGGCCTGGCAGATTATTAAGGTTGTAGACTGACCGAATCTGTCGGGCACTCAGTCGAAAGCCTACAAAACTTTTATTAATTACTCGTTTTGAGGGTTATCACATGAGTAAAAATTTATCAGCTGTAGCGGTAATTGAGTTTGACAGTATGGTCAAGCATGCCTATCAGGGCATGGGCCTACTGAAAGGCGCAGTAACCGTCCGTAATAACGTTGTAGGCGATACCTACAAATTCCGCCGTATGGGCAAAGGTCTTGCTAACCAGAAGTCAACTTCTGACTTAGTGACCCCAATGGACGTAGGGCACGAGTTCAAGACTGCTACTCTTAGCAACTGGAACGCGCCCGAGTACACTGACATCTTTGACGCTGCTGAAGTCAACTTTGACGAGAAGCAGGAGCTTGCAAGCACTATCGCAGGCGCTCTTGGTCGTCGTTCTGACCAACTCGTTATTGATGCAATGGACGCTTCTACCCCATTAACTACTGCTATTCCAGAGGGCGGCACTAACCTCACTATGGCTAAAGTTATTGAGGCTCAAGTAGCACTCCGTGACCAAGGTGTACCTAACACTGAACTGTTTGCGGCTATTGACGCGAATGGTTTGGGTGGCTTGTTGAACGACGAGAAGGCAACTTCTGCTGACTATCAGGCAATCAAAGCTCTTGTTTCTGGAGAGATCAACACTCTGTGTGGATTTAACTTCATTGTCATTGAGACACGAAACGAAGGCGGTTTGACTGTAGCTGCAGACATTGTTGACTCTTGGTTCTTCCAGCGTCCCGCTGTTGGCCTTGCTATCGGCATTGACATGAAAACCGAAATTAACTGGATTCCCGAGCGAACCGCATGGCTTACCAATGGTATGCTGAAGGCTGGCTCTGTCGTACGCGACGAGGGTGGTTTGGTTAAAGTTCAATATGATCGCACAGCGTAAAGGAGACTAAATCATGGCATTTTCAAGAGACGGTCTTTCACGCATTGGTGGTTCTGGTGATGCAAACGCTGTATGGGTTTACTCATCTACTGAAGCACCTGCAACTGTTGCTGGTTCTGGCTTCTTCAACAACGCAAGCGCCGAGCTTACCGTTGGTGACGTAGTTCTGATTGTTGATACTGACGCACCTGCTGTCACTGTATCCTTCGTTATTTCTAATAGCGCTGGTGTAGTTGACTTGGCTTCTGGTACGGCTGTAGGCAACGTATAAGCACAATCGGGGGCTTCGGCCCCCATCTATTCTAAAGGTGAGTTATGGCTTCTAAGATAGACCTAATTAGTAATGCTCTCATTCTAATTGGAGACACTCCTATTAACTCCCTTACTGGTGGCACTCGCGCGCAACAAGTGGCATCGAACCTGTACGACAATATCGTGCAGAATGAATTGACTAAACATCGTTGGGGCTTTGCCAAGAAAAAGGCGCAGTTATCCCTAACAACTGAAACCCCAGTGGACGATGAGTGGCGCAGCATATATCAATTACCTACTGATATGCTTTTTCTTATCAAGCTGTACCCCAATACAAGTTATCAACTGTACGGTGACAAGGTTTACACGGACACTTCAAGTGCTTTGTACGCTGATTACATATACAACGCACCAGAGTCTGAATGGCCTGTATACTTCTCTAAGATGATTGAGTATGCCCTAGCTAGGGACTTTGCCGCATCTATCCGAGACAGCGATTCAGCGCGTCAGACAATGACTAACGAGTACATTAATCAGTCACGCATGGCTCGATACACTGACTCACAACAATATCCACAGGTTCCGATTACGTCTAACCCGTTCACTAATGTGAGGTTCTGATGTTTGATAACGAGAGCTTTTCCCACGTTGGCGGTAGCTCACCCGCACCCAGAATCTATACTTACGAAACACTGGATGAACGTACAGTAGTTTTAGGCGCTGGCTATTTTAACGAAGCGTACACAAAGCTACAGGTTAAAGACCTAATCATTGTTAATAACTCGGTTGAGGTTTACACAGCCAAGGTCACAGCGGTATCTAAAAACAGCGTGGTGGTCGCAAAAACGTCTTTTTTAGACCGAGAGTATGCTTACTACTACTTGAGCACAGAGACAGTTTTGCCTCTGAATGACGATGGTGTAACGTATACTGAAGTACCTAACATGGCGCTTGGTTCAGCGCGAGACTTTACTCTAGCCGATAATACTCTGACTTATACTGGTGTTGGTGGATTATTCCAGTTTGTTGGTTCGGTTGATATGAGTTCACAAAAGGTTGCTGACGTAACCATAGCCCTATCTATCAATGACGTTATTAGCCCTCAGTCTATTGTGCGGTCGTTTACGTCTGCCAATAAGCGTGGCTCTGCTTCATCTAACGGCATATTTCAGATTAATACGGGCGATGAGTTTCATGTAATGATTAAGGGAGATGGCACAACTTCTCTAGTTGTGGACATTTTCTCGATGAATTTGACCTTTATGGAGGTCTGATGGCTAAGTCAAGATTCTTTCAAACCAGCCTAGTTAGTGGCGCTCTATCCCCTTTATTAAAAGGTCGGGTAGATATCGACCAATACTACCAAGGCGCAGAGGTTGCTAAGAACCTTGTTATCGTCCCACAGGGCGGCATGAAGCGTAGGGCTGGCACTCAGTATATAGACCAAGCGTTAAACGTCTTAGAGCGTCTTACAGGCACTATGACAATGCCTAACGGGGGCACACCTGGAGACATTGACGATGAAGATGACGCTACGTCTACGAGCACGACAACGAATATTAGTACGACAAACCCGTATATTGTGGCGCAAATGGATTTGGGCAGCGCAGAATATATTGAAGTGGTTGATGTTAGGGGCATACTACTTACGTCTGGTACATCTGATGAGTTTGATATCGAACACTCTGACGATGGGTCGGCTTGGACAAAGCTCGTTGATATCCCTTTGCTTGGGCCGAGCGCACAAGACTTCCGATTCAAGGCAGGAGTCACCAAAAGATACTGGCGAATCGTCAAAACAACCGCCACAGACTTAGGTACTGCTAAGGTCACATTATCTGACTTTAACCTATTTAATGAGTCTGCAACGGCATCTAACGTCAAGCTGTTAGACTTCTCCGTAGAATCTGATCGACATTATTTATTGATCTTAACAGACAAGAACGTTCGGATTATTAGAACACCAGATACTTATGTAGCTGATGTTAAGATGGCAATGCAGTCTGCTGCCATTCCAGATGTTCGAGATACTCAGGTTGAGAACGTCATGCTGTTGTTTCAAGAGGACTACGCGCCTAGTCGATTAGTTAACTTAGGCACTGACTCCGATTGGTTCTTAGACCTTGCACCTTTCGTAAACGTCCCGCAGTTTGATTATAACGATGCCCTAAGCCCCACCCCCGTCAATGACGTACAAAGAATGACGCTAACGTCTTTTGTGGCTGGCGATACGTTTCAGGTGGACATTGAGGGCGTGTTATCTAAGAACATTACTTTTGCTGGTGACGCTAACGCAGATCAGAGAGAGTCAACTGTATTTAACATACAGAAGAACATTCAAGAAATGCCTGTTATGGGCGATACAGGCGTTAGTGTTTCCTATGTTTCTGCGGGTGTGTATGATATTACCGTAGGCGGTGAGTCAGCTAAAGACTTTGAGCTTTATTCGGGATTTGCGACCAGTGGAACGGCTAGTAAGACGGTTGGCTTTGTTAAGACTGCAAGCGGCTCACCAAGGAAAGAGGACGTATGGTCTGCTACTAGAGGCTGGCCTAAGACTGCGTGTTTCTATGAGAGTCGGCTAGTTATTGGCGGCACTAAGTCTAAGAGACAAAGCCTGTTTGCTAGTAAGACGGGTTCGTTCTTTGACTTTGATATTGATGATGGCGATGACGATGAAGGAATCTTTGCAACGATCTCGTCAAGAAAGCTGAATGACATTGTTGATGTATTCCCTGGCAGGACTTTGCAAATCTTTACTTCTGGCGCTGAGTTTGCGGTAACAGTTAAGCCATTAACACCAAGTACGGTAGCGATTACCCCACAGACTTCACACGGTGCATCTAACATTGAAGTACAGGAAGTGGACGGTTCTACCCTATTTATCGACCGCAACGGCAAGACATTAAGAGACTTTATCTACTCATTCAATGAGGATGCCTATACAACGCAGGATAAGTCCGTTCTAGCGTCTAACCTAATCAAGCAGCCTATTGGTCTAGCTTTGTTAACGGGTACTCAAAGTGAAGATTCTAACTGGCTATTCATCATTAACAGTGATGGCGGGGCGGCAATCCTAAATACTTTGCGCTCTCAGGATATTAACGGCTATACAGAATGGACTACCAGTGGATCATTGAAGTCTGGCGCTGTTGTTGATGATGAATTCTATGTAGTTAATGAAAGAGAGATTGACGGCTCTACCGTATCGTATGTTGAGCGCTGGGATTTCTCTTATCTAATGGACTCGTCTATTAAAGTAAGCCCAACACCTACCCAAACAGTTATAACAGGTCTTAGCCATTTAGAGGGCGAGACCGTACAGATTGTCGGTGATGGAATTGTGCTTAGTCCAAAAACCGTAGCGAGTGGTCAGATTGAATTAGACGCTAACGAGATCGGTTATTCTCAAATTGAATTGGGCTTAAACTTTGTACCAGAATTAGTACCAATGCCATTAAATACGAATATGGGTTCTGGGCAAAATGCGATGAGATTGAAGCGCATCATACGAGTGAATATGCGCGTCTATGAGACGTATGGCGTTCATGTGGACGGCAACCCTGTTCCGATCAGAACGTTTGGCTCTGCGCCAACCACGCCCTTAGATAGCGCCCCTACAGCATTAAGTGGCATAATAGCAGACGTATATGATGTTAATGGTTGGAATCGAGACGTTATGCCAACAATCAGTGTACCAGACCCAACGCCTTTCCATATCCAGGCGATTGAATACGAGGTGGAGTCAAGCTAATGGACCCGTTTACTATATTTGCAATTTTGGCTGCGGCATCTGGCAGTGTATCTGCTAGGGCTTCTTATATTTCTGGTAGGGTGCAAGAAGATGAGCTTAAACGTCAAGCCGAGCAAGAGAAGCTGGCGGCACAAAGCCGTGAGTTACAAAGACGACAAGAGCTAAACCGAGCGCTCGCGTCTAACATGGTTGGCATGGGGCAGTCTGGTCTTGCAGGTGAAGGCACTCCAGCAAGCATAGCCCTAGCAAGCGCTAAACAAGTTGGAATAAGTGAGGGGGCTATTAGCCTTACTGACAAATTAAGACAAGCACAGTTGCGACGGCAAGGCTCTGAGGCGGCACGAACAGGAAAGCTACAGGCAGCATCAACATTGTTGCAGACTGGAACACAAATTGCTGGCGCATATCAGGGCTATGTGCAAAGTCAAACTCCTGCTAAGGAATAATTAATGGCAATTAAGAAAATAGATTATTACGGTCGATTTGAGGCAACAGGCCCAGACTTTTCTACTGCCAAACGCTTTCAGGCACTTGCAGGTCTTGCCGATCAAGTTGGCGAAGCGGCTTCGCAGTTTGGGCAGGTTGCATTACAGGAGCGAGCAGATAAGGCGTCTAAGGCAGGTGCTTTAGCTGGTGCTAAAGTTGAGCGCGATGAAGAAGGAAATATCATTGCGCCAGAGCTACAAGAAGATACTACTTATTACGGGCAAGCATTTAATGAGTCCGCAATTAATTCTTATAAGTCTGGCATTGCTTTAGATGCAAAGCGACGGCTAGATGAGCTTGCTGTTGAGTTTAAAGATGATCCAGCGGCATACAAAGAAAAAGCAGATGCGTATCAAGTTGGCTTAATCAAAGGGCTTCCACCAGAAATACAGGCAGAAATACTGCCTCAGTTAGAGCAAGACATTTACTTTCGTGAAAGAGACTTAAAAAAGTCTTTTGTTGATCGCACTTTTCAGAAAAATTTAACTGATGTTCGGTCTGAGTTAGATTCGCTAGAGAATGAAATTCTTTATGCCGCTAGAAACAATGATACCGAGAAGCAACAGGCGCTAGAGGCTAGGCTATACAAAAGAATAGAAGAAGTTGGGGCATTTGTTGATCCAGCGGAAGCTAAGACTCGCCTAGATAATTTGAGCAAGAATGTTGCAGAAGAAATTTATTTGGGTGAAATTGACCGAATAGTTTTTAATGAAGATGAGGCCTTAACAACAAGACTTGCTAAAGGTGAAAAGTTCCTATCTGATCTAAGGGAGCTAGATTTTTTTGAAGACTTAACTCCAGATGAAAAGCGCGCGTTAGAGCAAAAGATTGATGTTCGAGTTAATGATGTTCGTATAGCGGTTGCAAAAGAGGCATCTCAAAGAAGCTCTGAAATTGCGTTAGAAGTATCTAACCTAGAGATTGCGGCAGCAAACAACCTTCGACCAGGCGATGAAATTATCGCAGACGCTAACCGTTTATTTAAAAACGAAGATATTACTGGCGATGAAAGAACGTCTATCATTAATAGGGTTTACTCTAATCAAGGCAAAACGCTAGACAAGAATCGTCGAATACTAGATGTTTCCGATAGGATTAAGGGAGACTCTAGCGTTGTAGTTGAGCAAAAAGGTATTGATGAATACTACGAAGACATATTAGAGCCGCAGTTAGAAGGCGTAGAAAACAAGTCACTTGTGCAAGCTAATTACATTAGCGCTACACGTATGGTTCCAAGCAAAATTAAGAGGCAGGTAAACCAGTTTATATCGTCTGGAGACCCAGCATTAATTACTGAAGCAGCTATGCTTGTTGATCGGGTTGATGAAATTCCTGGAATGTTTGACGCAATGGTTCCTCCGTCGGCCAAAATCTTTGCCACTAACATGGTTCGTTTAATGAGTGTTATGTCGCCAGAAAAGGCGTATGACCTTAGCAAGCAGTACCTTGGTGGCGAAATGGATCAAGCACGAATTAGCCAAAGACAAGCTGAAATTAAAAAAGAAAAGTATCCAGAAAAATATAGCCAGTGGACAAAAGATATCGTGGGTGACGTTAGCCCTATATCTATGGGGCTGGCAGTCCAGCAGTATCAAACCGTGTTTGAAGCGTATTTTACAAATGGCGCAGATAAAGATACCGCTCAAGAGCAAGCCGAAAAATTCTTGAATACCAATTATTCTGACTCTGCATTTGGGCCAATGATGTACCCGCCAGAGCAGTATTACGCTATTAGCGGTGACATTGAGTACATGAGAGAAGAAATAATAGCTGGCTTGTCTCAAGGCTCGGATATTTATGGGGACATTGACCCAGATAGCATCATGCTGTTAAGCGACGATGTAACTGCCAGAACTGCATCTGAAGGCAAGCCGATGTACAAAATATCATTTATAGATGAGAATGGAATCATTCAAACTACTAATGAATATTTTATGCCAGATGTTGATGCGGCAAGACAAAGAAAGTTGGAAGAAGCTAGAGCAAGGATAGAGGAAAAAAGAGCCTTAACCCCTGCGCAACAAAAGCTAGAGCAATCTCGAATTGATAGAATTATTGAAGAAGAAACAGGCGTTAAACCAGAGCGCGTTCGAACCAAGGTAAAACCAGCATCTGAAATATACAAAGATGTTACCGTTTATGAAGACTATGCAGACCTAGTTGAAAGGGGTCTTGTTATGGCAACAACGCCACAGCGTGCGGCATTAGGTCTTATTAGTCAGGTTGGCGAGGTGATATCGAAGAAAGGCAAGTCTCAGCGTGCCGCCCTTCAAGAGTCAACCGAAAAGAGACGCAAAGAAGAAGAAAGGTTAAGACGAAAAATTCGTGAGGAAAACCAATAATGCCTTTTGTTTCTTCTCCAGAAGACGCAGTTTTAAAAAATAAACTGGTTAACCTAGCTGAAACCGAGCCAGACAAGCCTACGGTGTCTGAGCTTGCATCTGCTTTATGGAGACAGGAAAACACAATAGGCTCGTTTTTAGCCCAAGAAGAAGGGTTGCCTAAACGGGTTGATGATCGCTCATTTAATCCATTTGACTATCTTACTGAAGAAGAAGCGCTAGACGACGTTTTTGTTAGCAATGCTGCTCTTGCCGATACAGTCGATGAGATAGATGCTTTGCGTAGACAATCTGCTAAAGAAAAGGCAGATAGAGAAACTATCCGAAAGGGCGGCGCTATGTCGTTTGTAATTGGTGCTGGCGTAGCTATTGCTGACCCAATTAACCTAATCCCTATAGGTGGCGCGGTTGCTAAAACCTACAAGGCAGGCAACTCTATTTTAAGCGCTGGTATTATTACTGGCTCTATTTCTTCTGCTAGTTCTGCGGTTACAGAGGCGGCACTGCACGCTACACAATTAGAGCGCACCATAGGTGAGTCTGCTATCAATGTTGGCGCATCGTTTTTACTTGGTAGCGCCATTGGTGTAGGGGCAAATCAACTAAACCGATACATTAACAAATCGCAACTAGAAGAAATCGAACGCTCTATGAATGTGGAGCCAAAGATTGCTAGAGGCGAAGATACTGTTTTTGATTTTCAATCTGAAAAAATAAAAGCAGAAGCAGAGGCAGAGGGCATAACTCCAGAGCAGTTAAGCGTGGGCGCTGCTCAAGTAGCAAATGGTCAGCAGGTATCTGGGAAAACTGGAAAGTTTTTAGCTAAGGCTTTGGGCTTTGATCCGCTATCAAGAACCCTTACTAGCGCAAATCCAGAGACAAGACGAATTGCTAATATGTTGGCTGAGAATCCATACAAGATGGACGGGCCATCTATGACTGCGGCAGAGAGCTTAACAAAGATTAAAGATGGCTACTACAATGCCGCCTTGCAGTCGCATACAGACGCGTTTAGGGCGTACAGGAAGCGCAACAAGGGCAAAGGTACTATGAAGCGCTTGCAGTTCAATGAGGCGGTTTCTACAGCCATACGCGAGGGTCGTCACGATATTCCAGAAGTTGAGGCGGCAGCTAAGGCTTGGCAAAAAGAATTGTACGATCCTATTAAAAATGAGTTGATTGAAACTAAGTTGTTGCCTGAAGACGTTGATGTTACTACCGCTGTTAATTATTTAAACCGCAGATGGAACAAAAACAAAGTGGCGGCAGAGCTTCCAGACTTTGTAAAAGTAGTGTCTAGGTGGTTAAAAGACGAAGACCTAAATCTATTTGCTAAAGCCCAAGATGCAAGAATAAAGATTGTTGACGCAACTGGAGCCGAACGAACAAAGCTACAAGCTATTATTGATAAGGCAGAGTTTAAAGAAGCTAAAGAGCTTGAAGATTTTGACTATGAAGATATCGCTAGACAGATAGCCCAGAGGATTATGGGTACGCCAGATGGCAAACTTCCCTATGATTGGAAAATGGGTGAAGGTTCAAAGTCTGGAGGTCTCAATGGTGCTAGTGGTCTAAGGGGGCCGCTAAAGTCTCGTGTATTTCAGATACCAGATAATATGGTAGAGAAATTCATGGATAACAATATTGAAGACTTGGGGCGTATGTATCTTCGACAGACTGCCGCCGACTTAGAGCTTACCAAAAAGTTTGGCGATGTTGGAATGACCGATGCTTTTAAAGAAATAGAAACGTGGCATAAAACCGCTTTAGATAATGCCAAAACTGAAAAAGAGCGCCTTGCATTAGTAGCGGCGTATGACGCAGATATTAAAGACCTTGCCGCCATGAGAGATAGAATTCGTGGCGTGTATGGTGATATTGACCCTAATAACATCTGGGTTCGTGCTGGCCGCGTGTCAAGAAATCTTAATTATCTTAGATTTATGGGTGGCATTGTCGCCTCATCCGTTCCAGACGTTGCCAGAATCTTTATGGCAGAGGGTGTTGCTAGGACATTCTCAAAAGGCTTATTGCCATTAGCTAAAAATTTAAAAACATTTAAAGTTTCTGCCGCAGAAGCCAAAAGATACGGTGTTGGCATTGACGCTTTAATGGGTGGTCGATCTCAAATTATTGCTGATATTGTTGACTATACACAGCCAGGCACAGCATTTGAGCGTGGATTACAGTCTATGACTGATAACTTTGGTCGAATCAATTTAATGGATTATTGGACGGCTGGTGTTAAACAACTTCACGCAGTAACAATGCAGAACGGTGTTATCGACGATTTACTAAAAGGCAAAATTGACAAACGCCTTGCTCGGCTGGGTATTGATAACGCCAACGCTGAAAACATTGCTAGACAGCTAAAAAAGCACGCTGAAAAAGTAGATGGCGTGTGGATATCTAATGCTAAAAACTGGGACTCACCTGCTCTTTATGAGATGTGGGCGGCAGCAATTAGAAAAGAATCTGATCGAGTAATTGTTGTTCCAGGGCAAGAAAAACCATTGTTTATGTCTAGCGAGCTAGGCAAGACAATATTTCAATTCCGTTCGTTTATGTTTGCTTCCACACAAAGAATGTTGATTGGCGCACTTCAAGGGCAAGATCATAATGCGATGGCTGGCGTATTGATGTTAACTAGCATTGGAACAATGGCATACGCGTTTAAGCAATGGGACGCAAAGCGAGAAATATCTGATGACCCTGTAGAGTTAATTGTAGAGGGAATAGATAGGGCTGGTGTTCTTGGAAGCCTAATGGAAATCAACAATACGTTAGAAAAACTATCTAGCAATAACTTTGGACTAAGGCCTTTGCTTGGAATTGAAAGAGGCGCGGCACGATTTGTTTCAAGAAGTATGTCTGAAAATTTGCTTGGGCCTACTGTTGGTAGTTTATTGGATACTTCGTTGCGAGTAGCAAATGCTGGACTAGCAGAAGATGGTTGGGGTGAATCTGATACGAGAGCCCTTAGACGTTTAATACCGTACCAAAACTTGACGTTTATTAGACAAGGTTTTGATACAATAGAAGAAAAGGTGGGTGACTTATGACAGTAGCAAACAATCTAAGTAGAGACCAATATTCTGCAACCAGTGGGCAGACGGTATTTCCGTACACTTTTGAGATATTTCAAAAGGAAGATGTTGCGGTTCTGAAAAATTCTGTACTGCTAGCAGAGGGAACAAACTATACCGTTTCTGGTGTTGGTGCTGAAAATGGCGGGAATATAACCCTAACCATAGGCGCAACCGCTGGTGATTTAATTACTATTTATCGAAACATGGCGCTTGAACGAACAAGTGACTACCAAACGTCTGGCGACTTTTTAGCCCAAGAAGTTAACAATGACTTTGATCGTCTCTGGCTTGCATCACAGCAAATCAATGACAGCATTAGTAGGGTTATAACTATCCCAGAAGGAGATAGCCCTAGCGTAAATTTGGAATTGCCTGCTGCATTAGATAGGGCTGGAAAGGTTTTATCTTTTGATTCTGGCGGTAATGTCACAGTAACAACGGGCGGTGGTGGCGGTGGCGCTTCTGACGCATCGGCTGTTACTTATACTCCTGGCGGTGCTGGCGCAGTAGAAACAACGGTGCAGACAAAGTTGAGAGAGTTTGTATCTGTTAAAGACTTTGGCGCTACAGGTAATGGCACAACGGATGACACGGCATTTATATCTGCTGCATTAAACAGTGGGGCAACAACCGTATATTTTCCAACTGGTACTTATAAGATCACTTCAAGCATAGTTTGCACTGTAACTGATAATCTTTCAATTATTGGTGATGGGGCAAAAATAGACATGGACTCGGTTGAAATTGGGGATATGTTAAGTGTTACCATTGGCTCTGCTATTGATATATTTTCAGTAGAAGGACTGCATTTTGACGGCAACGGATATGCTAGAACTGGTATTCATGTTGATTGCGACGGAAGTGCAGTTCAGTTATTAACGGTTCAAAATAATTTTTGCGAGGCGTTTGATAATCTTTTTACGACTAGCAGCACTTACGGAATTAGGGTCGATGCACTTGGGGCTGAGTCTGTAAGAATTATAGGTAATAGAGTTTACAATGTAACCAGAACACAGGTAAACCCAGGCGTAATTGCCTCGGTTGGCATTGGTGTGTATGAAGTTGTTCATGGCGCTGTTATTAGCCAAAATCATATTGAAAACGTTGGAAGCCCTGTGGGTGACGCGGATGCCGATGGGGTTCATGTATTCTCATATAATAGACTTTTAACGGAACATCAAACTGCTTCACCAAAAATAGTAGAGAACTATTTTTATAACTGCAAAGGTAGGTTTGTTAAACTTCAAAGCGCCAACGCCATAGTTTCAAACAACCATTTTGAAATTAACAACATGGAAACTGTTGATGGTTTTAGATATGTTGATTTTCAATCTGGCGGCGGTATTTGCGCAAACAACATTGCTTTTCATAATCCTGCTATTGGTTATGGGCAGGAAGCAATATTTGTTGGTTGCTCATTAAGAAGTTATGCCATACATGAAAATGTTTATATTGTTTCAAACAACTCCGTAATTCTTGAAGGCGATATGTATTGCTTTGGATTTGTGTTCCAAGATGGGCTTGGGGTTAGCAATGGCACTGTTAAGTTTTCGGACAATATTGTTACTGATAGATTTGATACTTATGACGTAGAGTTTTTTACTGTTCTTGGAATTGACAACAATATTGAGTTTTTAGATTTAACAATCAGCAATAACCAGCTTGGATACCTTGGAAGCTCTGGAGCTTTATTTTCGTTTTATGGCGGGTCTCTTGCTGATCTTGCCGATGCCGTTACAGGGCCATCTATTGCCGATAAACTTAAGTTAAGTTTAATTAACAATTCTGTTAGAACAGAAGGCGCTGGAATTGATTTAATTGATACCCAGACAAGTGGTGGCAATGCGCTTTATATGAAGCATTTAATGATTCGTGGAAACTCTAATTTTACAGATTCTCAGGTTCTTGCAAAAGGAATTGATGTAAATACGCTGCCGCAAGGCACTTCATTTTATTTCAGTACTGATAATACTGCGTCTGGTGGTCTTGTTAATGCGCCTATTGGCTTTAATAGATATCAGTTAGTTGAAAAAATAAGCCATAACTTTTGTAGGCTTACCGATTTTGTTGGTAATGAAGTAGCCTTATTTAGAACAGACACTTCGTCTGGTTACAAGTACACCAGCACAACAGCGTTGACATTCTAATGTCTAAGTCATTACTTAAAAGAATAGGTGTATCTGGGTACAACAAGCCCAAGCGTACACCTAGTCACCCCACTAAGTCGCACGTTGTTGTGGCTAAAGAGGGCGATAAGGTAAAGACAATACGCTTTGGACAGCAGGGCGTATCTGGTTCACCTAAGAGAGAGGGCGAGTCAGATGCAGCTAGAAAGAGGCGAGAGTCATTCAAGGCTCGGCATAGACGAAACATAGCCAAGGGTAGAATGTCTGCGGCTTTTTGGGCCTCAAAAGTTAAGTGGATAATAGTTCTAACTGGTAGTATAATCCTCTCAGGAGGTAACAACCATGCCGAACTACAATTTGAAAGTGTTAACAGTATGCCCTCGATGCAAGCAGGAAAGATTAGCTAGGGGCGATGTTGTAAGGAAAGCTGAGCGTGAAGGCAGAGAATTGTTTTGCAAGCCATGTCGGAATCAAACAAGGTTTGAAGATAAGCCTCACCCAACAAAAGGAACTGGCATTAAAAATGATCCAGAACTTAAAAGAACGCGCGACAGCTATTACAAAGCTAAAAGAAGATGCAAACTTGGATCGAGGCATCATCGCTGTTATAGAGATGTTGAGTTTAGATTTAATAGCTTTGAGGAATTTCTTGCAGAAGTTGGATTAAGACCTGAAGGGAAAACGATTGATCGTATTGACCCTCTAGGACATTATGAGAAAGGTAATGTTAGATGGGCGACAATTGCAGAGCAAGCACAAAACAGATTGCCAAAAGGCTATTGGACTAATTTATGAGAAAACCGAAGAAGGGTTTATACTACAACATAATGAAGAAGCGGGAGCGTATTGCTTCTGGTTCTGGTGAGCGCATGAGAAAGCCTGGCACTAAAGGTGCGCCAACGGCTAAAGATTTTAAAGACGCTGCTAAAACAGCAAGGAGTTAAATTATGGCTATGAAAGACGCAAGCGGATATGACGCACCAGCAAGTAACGCATTTGCTGTAACCCCTAACGATTCAGCTAACCTAACACACGCGGCTCGCGCTTTGTTTGTTGGTGGTGCAGGAGCAGTTAAAGTGGATACATTGGGCGGTGACACAGTGACATTCACTGGTGTATTGGCTGGCTCTATCCTACCTGTTCGAATATTGAAAGTGTATGCAACTGGAACTGACGCAACCAACATTGTAGCGGTGTACTAATATGATTGACCTCGGCATTAACCTATTTCAAGAAATTGCGGCTCTTGGTGGTGGTGGCGGGGGCTATTCAATCTCGAACTCCCTACGCTTCAACAATGATGACTCAGCCTATCTAACGCGTACTCCAGCAAGTGCGGGTAACCGTAAGACGTGGACATGGAGTGGGTGGGTTAAATTTGGGGGTTTATCAGAAACCTTTCCAAGATTGTTTAGCACAGGAACAGATGCCAACAACAGGACGGAAATTTTATTTATAACTAGCACAAACCAGATTAGATTTTTATCTACTGTTGGCGGGGTGAGTAGGGGTGTAATTGATACCAATGCAAGTTTGCGTGACGCAAGTGGCTGGTATCATTTAGTCATTTCGCTAAACGCCTCAGCAACAACTTTGTCTGTATATATAAATGGGGTGCAACAAACTCTCGCAGTGACAACTGCGATTGCTAATGTTGACCACATGATAAATGCTACAAATGCTCATAACATTGGAAGGTACTTTGGTAGTGGTAATCATTTTGACGGCTATCTCTCAGAAGTCAACTTCATTGACGGCCAAGCCCTAACCGCTGACGACTTCGGTGAGATTAACGCAACCACAGGCGAGTGGGTTCCAAAAGCATACGAAGGCACATACGGCACTAACGGATTCTATTTAGAATTCAAAGACGGTGCTGCACTAGGCGATGATACTAGCGGTAACACTAACGATTGGACACCTACCAACTTAGCAAGCACAGATCAAATGCTTGATACGCCTACGAATAATTTTTCTACGCTGAACCCACTAAGAAAACCGACTTACGCAACACTTTCAGATGGTAATCTAGTAGCAACCACAACAGGTTCACAAAATGTTTGGAACTTTGCGTCAACTATAGGTCTTCCTGTAAATCAAGGCGGCAAATTTATTTTTGAAGCAACTCTTGGCACATTGGAAGGCGCAACCACACTTACAGGAATGGGGTTTATCACACAAGATCAATCTCCAAACTCAGCAACGCATAGCTCATCTGATTGTGTCGTTGCATATTTTTGTGGTGGATCAAAAACTGTTGCGGGAGTTAATTCAGCATACGGGGCAACTTACACAACCAATGACGTTATTACCTGTGCAATCGACATAACGAATGACAGTGCAGAGTTTTTTAAGAATGGTGTTTCTCAAGGAACAATAACATCACTTGGATTAAATTCATCAGATACACTTTTTGCGTTTGTTGGTAATAATCAATCATCGGTAGACGGTTCTTGGTCATTAGTAAACTTTGGCCAATTAGATTTCACCTACACGCCACCTGCTGGCTTCTTAGCACTATGCGCTGACAACCTACCAGAGCCTACTATTGTAGACAGCGAGACGCAGTTTAATGTTGTGACTTACACTGGCACAGGTTCGCCTCGATCAATAACAGGGGTTGGATTTGAGCCTGACTTTGTTTGGATTAAAGGAAGATCAGATCCCGCCGATTATCACTTTTTATTTGATGTTGTTCGTGGCCCTGATAAAGTTTTGAAAAGCAATGCAACTGATGCTGAGTATTTTGGCGGCGGTACTGGGTATTTCCCATCGTTTGATTCAGATGGGTTTAGTTTAACTGGGAATGGGTTGGTGAATGGAAATACAAACACCTATGTAGCGTGGTGTTGGAAAGCTGGCGGCACAGCAGTAACAAACACAGACGGATCAATCACTTCACAGGTCAGTGCTAACGTAGACGCTGGATTTAGTATTGTAGGCTATACAGGTACTGGGGCAGCGGCTACTATTGGCCATGGGTTAAGTTCTGCACCTGATATGATAATTGTTAAAAATAGAGACTATGCTGTTTTGTGGGTTGTATATCACTCATCAAACACTTCTGCACCTGAGACAGAAGCTCTTATATTAAACTCAACCGATGCTACCGTAGACAACAATACAGTTTGGAATGATACAGCCCCAACTTCATCTGTTTTTAGTGTCGAAACCAGTTTGGCTACCAACCAACTAAATGATAAACACATAGCCTACTGCTTCCACAGCGTAGAGGGCTTCAGCAAGTTCGGCTCGTATGTCGGAAATGGATCAGCGGATGGACCATTTGTTTACACGGGTTTCAGACCTGCTTTTGTTATGATTAAGAGAACTGATTCTTCTGATGAGTGGGCAATGCACGACAGCGCAAGACCATCATATAACCCAGCTAATCTTCGTTTGTTAGCAAACGGTAGTGGTGCGGAACTTTCAACACAGCCTATTGATCTGACAGCAAATGGGTTTAAAGTTAGAAGCACCGCACCATCACACAACGCATCTGGCGGTACATACATATACATGGCATTTGCCGAAGCACCATTTAAGAATGCGGTGGCGCGATGATAGCCTTTTTACTATTTATACTCTTACAAGTCGCTGACTCATGGACTACCCTTACGGCTTTGAAGATGAACGGGCGCGAGTTAAATCCATTATTGAACTACGTCTTTAGAATGATTGGGCCTGTTCAGGGTTTAATCCTAATGAAGTCGCTATCAATAATCATCATTGGTCTGCTGGTCTTTGACCACTGGATTGTATGGGTATTGAATGGTGTTTATACTATTGTTGTCTTACACAATATCAAGCAGATTAAGGGGTAATTTATGTCTGTTGAATCGGCAGTAGCCAAGCTACAAGTGCAGCAAGAGGCTATGGCCGATGATCTAAGAGACATGAAGTCTGCGCTAAACTCGATAGCATCATCACTAGAAAAACTTAGTGTCTTAGAACAGCGTCAAGCTAACTCTCACACCAGTATTGATAGGGCGCATAAGCGATTGGATAACGTCGAGTCACTTCTTAAAGAAGAAGTTAAAGGGCATGAGAAAAGACTGCAAGCAATCGAGATATCAATAGCCAAGAACCAGTGGATCGAAAGGCTTATTATGGCTGGTGTCATGGGCGTGATTGGGTTGTGGATTAAAGGTGGAATCTAGTGGGCTTCATCGACCTAATAGCGGGGATATTCAAACCCGCTGCTGAGTTAATCGACGAGCTACACACCTCTGAAGAAGAACGCATTAAACAACACAGGCGCTTGTTAGAGATACAAGCCCTAGTCCTAGACTCCTCTCTAAAATACGAACGTGAAATAATGACAGCCAAAGCTGAGATCGTATCAGCCGAGGCTAAGTCAGAGCATTGGATAACCGCCACATGGCGACCAATAACCATGCTTACCTTTCTAGCCCTAGCCGTTGGCGATGCCTTGGGCTGGCTACCAAATCCATTACGTGATGAAGCCTGGACTCTGTTACAGTTAGGTCTGGGTGGCTACGTTGTTGGGCGTTCAGCCGAGAAAGTAATTCAGACAGTGAGAAACTAATGCCATTATTAAAAGGTTATTCCAAGAAAACGGTTAAGAAGAACATTAAGACTTTGTTATCTGAGGGCTACCCACAGAAGCAAGCGGTGGCTATTGCTCTGCCTAAGAAGAAGAAGTAATGCGCAACCTGGTCGAGATGTTAAAGAGACACGAAGGGCTAAGGCTAAAGCCGTATCTCTGTACTACAGATCAGTTAACTATCGGCTATGGTAGAAACCTAGAAAGCATGGGTATCAGTCGGTATGAGGCAGAGATTATGCTCGTCTCAGATATCGAGCGATGCTACAACGAGCTAGAAGTCTTTGAGTGGTTTGTTAACTTAGATATAGTAAGGCAGGAGGCAATGGTTGACCTGCTGTTTAACTTGGGGTTGCCCAGGTTCTTAGGCTTTAAGAAGATGATTAAACACCTATCTAATAGGGACTACTCACAAGCTGCCGCTGAATTATTAAACTCACGTTACGCAATTCAAGTAGGGGATAGGGCTAACGAACTGGCTTATATGCTGGAGCGTGGCGAGTATCTGATATAAAAAAGCCCACCGAAGCGGGCAAGTTGCAATTAACACCATCCAAGTAGACCACAAAAAAACTTTAAAATAAATCATTGCATCTGTTGACACCTGTAAACAGATCGGTTAACCTGTGTTTGTGGAATGACGGAGGGAAACCACATGGATGAATTAAATCAAGTCGAATATGCGGAGTGGCTACGGTGGTGTGGCTACTGTGATGCGGAGATGTACTCATGGCCTTTAGACAGCGATCCAGATTACATGGCTGGGTTTGCCGAAGGCTACGCAGAAATTCAAATGGAGGGAAGTCATGAAAATTTTGTTAGCTGAAAGTCACGTTAGTCCCGAGGATTGGAGAGAGGTGGAACACGAGTGCGATGTTTGCCTTGAACCTTTAACCAGAGAGGAGCATACCAAGTGCGCTGAGTGTGCCGAGACTTATGTCATGGATATGGCGCAAGAAGACCTAGCTTTTGCGAGTGAGATTATTACTGGTCAGTACGCGGTTGACTTTGACGAGTATCAGAAAACAATGATTCAAGCATACGAGATCAACGATCCACAATTAATGTTCGATACGTTTGCCGACTCGATGGTCGGTGCAATTAGATTAGCTCAGGAGGGCAAGATATGAGATCAAGTGAGAGTATAGAGAAACTAGCTGAGGCGCTCTGTGCGGCTCAAGGTGAGATGGGAGGCGCTGTGAAAGGCAGTGCCAACCCCTTCTTTAAATCAAGCTACGCTGACCTTCCAAGCGTTATCAAAGTTATCAAGGAGCCATGCTCTAAACACGGTCTTAGTTATGTGCAGCTACCACACAGGTCAGACAGTTCAATCGGGGTGGTTACGCGGTTGATGCACGTTTCTGGTCAATGGTTAGAGAACGACTTTACCTTGCCAATGGTTAAGTCTGATCCGCAGGCGGCAGGGTCGGCTATAACCTACGCAAGACGGTACGCTTTACAGGCGCTGTTCGGTATACCTGCGGTCGATGACGATGCTGAGTCTGCAATGATTCGCGGTGACAAGCCAAGCCTGATTGACGAGTCGCAGTTATCGGTTATCTACGACCTGTTAGATAAGACCGATTCGGACATTGAGAAGTTTTGCAAAGCCTTTAATATCAAGGGAGTTGAGGCGATGCTGTCTAGTCAATTCGATAAGGCAATGAGCCAGCTTAACAGGAAGTTAAAAGATGTTAGTCAGTAACTTCGAGCAAGGCTCTAGCGAGTGGTTGCAAAGCCGCTTAGGGAAACCTACGGCTAGCAACTTTGGCAAGCTAATTACACCCACAGGCAAGCCCAGTACGTCTGCTGAAGGTTATATTAACGAGTTAATTGCTCAAAGGATTACTGGAGAATTGCCAGAGTTTTACACAAATGCGGCAATGGAACGGGGTAATGAGTTAGAACCTGCTGCCAAAGCGCTGTATGAGTTTATCAATGGCGTTGAGGTGGTACAGGTTGGATTGTGCTTGCATGACACTTTGGATTGTGGCGCTAGCCCAGACGGGTTGATAGGCGTTGATGGCGGGATAGAGATTAAGTGTCCTTTACCCAATACGCACATTGCTTATCTGCGTGAAGGCGTAGTACCTAGCAAGTACATAC